CCGGTCAATTTTCCAGTTTCAAGAAAATCTGTCGTGGTGAAATCGGTATGGGCATCTATATCTATAGGATTCCATTCTTCTTCTTTGTGGTAGGATGGTTTGAATCGAATATCGGGATTTTCACTCTGATATATTCTTTTTAATTGCTGATCTATTACCGGTTCTAAAATATTTCTTCTTGAGGAGGATTTATAATTGAAATCGAAATCTTCTACGGCTGCTCTGAAGTTCTCCATGAAGCCGGTTGGTAAACCTATCTCGCCTGGTTTTACGTGGAGTAAACTAGATCGCTGTAAATAGGATCTAGCTCCGTACTCTAGCGCGCCCATTTATTTTCTCTCCATCGTACTTAGATATGTATTTTTTTCCTTAATTGGATCATTAAGAGTAATAGTCTCAATTAGTTCATCAACATATTCATTTCCAAGATCACCTTCTTCAAACGCTTCCTCGGAAGCTTTGATCTGTGCTTCAGCTTCTTCTTCTCTTTTCTGCTGTTTTTCTTCTTCCTTCTTTTGTTTTTCTTCTTCTTGCTTTTCTTCAGCTTCTCTATCTATCTTGGCATAATCTATCATGTCCTTATCAGTAACACCTTCTACCCAGGTTGCTGGGAGTCCTGCTTTCGCGTCATATTTGAATACAAAAATATCACCATGTTTATTGAGTAGAAACTCTTTTGGATCACCTGGATCACTTAAAACCACATGATAGATGCCTTTGCCTATACTTATAAAGGTAGCTTTTTGGACATCCTCCACAGCATTTTGAGCATCTTCACCCCAAACACCACCCATAGCATTGAGATCATTAGGTCGTAGTTTATCCAGACGATCTTCAAACATATCTTCATTGATACCTCTTTCGGGTGCAATGATCTTGACACCGTTTATCTCTAAAACTCCACCGGTAATTTGGTTTAGGATCGATTCTATTTTATCGGGATCTACCATATCTACAGTAGATTGACTGAGTCCTTTATTCTTTCTTACATATAAAGCTCTTGCCGCTTCAATCACCATTTGGGCATAAGGTGGATTTTCTTGGGCCGCGTCACCTAAACCAATTCTTATCTCTTTATCCAATCCGGCTGGCACATTAACCAGACCTTTTTCTATTAGATCCATTCCTTCCAGGAGATCGGCTGCTAAATTTACATGACCTTCGATCAGCAGCTCTCCAGCCAGGATATATTCTGGAGCATCCTTATCAAACATCTGCTTCATTATGCCTTGAGCATCATCACCGAATCCATCAACCAAAGTTTGCAACAATTGAGCTTTTTGCATGACTGTTGTTTCTTCATCATTTAATGTTTGTATGAGATTATTCGACTCAACATCTGTTAATGGGGATCCGTCTGTGGTACCATAGAGAGCTTGGACCAAACTTAATTGCTCCATGCGTTTTGCGATCGTTTCTGGATCATCGTAATTTATCCCATCTAGTTCTGTAATTCTGCCTTGTCTTACTGCCAGGGAAAGAATATCCTCTTGTATGCCGGTCTTGGTATCTGCCAGAACTGTTCTATACCGCTCTAATAATTTAGCATCAAATCCAGAGAGATCCTCCTTCTTCTCCATATTGCCAATAATATATTCCATGGTGCTTGTGGTTTGATGGATAAAACTTACATCAAGGTCCTTACCGTCCACTTCAACTTTTCTATTAATAATCGCTTTTGTTATAGCTAATTCTTCTGCTAGATCTTTAGCAACTATAAGATCTTCATTGTCTATTAATTTCTGTATTAATTCTTCTGCACCATCTGGGATCTGATTGTGTTGCAAGGCATAAGTCATATCCTTGGCTTCTTCTTTAAGGACTTTACTTGTAGCAATCTGAAGTGCATTCGTTATTGCATTTTCTCTTGACAGGTCCGATCTCTCCCTGGAAAGAGCAGTCTCCATTTTTGAAACTATGGCATCCTTAGTCCCTGGTTCTATCTCAACATCAAATTGATCCTTTAATTCTTTAGAGCTTAACTTATCGAAAGATTCCAATGCTTTTTCAGCAGCTTCCAAGCCATCAGTTTCCAGGATTCTTTTAAGCTGACCGAATACGATTTGTCCATCTTGTTTTTCATCCAGGGTATCTATGTAAGTTGCGGCCCATTTTGGATCGATAAGACCTTTGTCCACACCCTCATTAAGTAGGGTTTTGATCAGATCCATTTCCCCTACTGAAGCTTCTATATTTCCATCTCTTGCGAAATTAAGAACATTCTCAGACATTAACGCTGCACCCTGTTCGATGTCGGCTATTATTTGTGCCTGGTCCTTTTTATGGATTGCTTCAGCAATCCTAGTTCCCGCGCTTGAAATATTAGCATTAAGATCAGCTTCAGCCATCGCCCACATAACCGGATCCACTTCTGACAATAATCCTTTTTTCCATGCTGATGCTTTAGTCTGGAAAGCTTCCAGATCATATTCATTTTCTAATGCAATGCGTGCTATATTTTCATTTACGTCAATCTTGATCTGAGCTGCATGGGCGAGTTGAGCTCCCTGGTTGAATGCGCGAGAATAAATGGTTGAATTATCGCTGAGATCTATACCACCTGTTTTCCCACTGGCAGCTGTAAGGCCAGCTTGTTTACCTTCAAGTTCGGCTTGTTGATCCAGGCGGTTATGTTGAGTATTGGCAAACGATCGTAGTCTTTCCGCTAAAGAAAAGCCATAATCTGCAGCCGCCTTAGAAGTGGGCACTGCCTGGGCAGCCTCACTTCGCGTATATCTTGGTAATTCTGCCATCGTTAGCTCCTATAAGTCGATGATCCTCTCTCTATAGTACGGCTGATGCCTTCTAACATCGTTGCTCTTGCACTGGCATAGCCATACTTTCTGGCTGCCTTCCCGGATTCTAAGAGAGATTGTTTTTTCATCGCCAGGTTAGCTGCACCCATAGACTGATCATATTCAAATTCCTCTATATCTTGTTCCATCATATTTGCCGAGGAACCTTGGAAAGCTGCAACACCAGTAGCTCCCCTTACAGCATTCTGGGTTGCCAGAGCTGCCAGTATTCTTTGCTTCCTTTGGATCTCCCGATCCTTGGCAGCAAACTCTTCTCTCTCGGCATCGCGCTGGTATGCTTGTTCTTTTGCTACACCCGCATCTCTACTTGCTTTGGCACTTGCGGCACTACTTGCTAGGGCAAGAAATAATCCCATCTAAACCTCCACTTCCACACCTAATCCGAGTATTGTCATTGGTGTAGGATCTGTTTGAGTGATCTCGACCTGGGCCAAGTCGGTCCACCCTAATAAATACATTTCCCTTATCCCGGTGAAGGGAGTCGGTGCGCTGCCCAAAGTCATACCAAAGTTTCTATCAATGAATCGATCGCCATTGATACTGATCCCTAAAGATTCATAGAGATTTGGAACAACCTTTATAATTCGTTTTCTCCTGGTCAGAGTTGGACCATCCTCGAAGTCCATATTGACCGGCATTGTTTTAATGGTGGAGGTGTAATTGAGTCCTACCTCAACGACCGTTCCATCTTCTGTCAGAGTAATTGATCCACCGGATGGAGTAGCATCATCACGAATAGCTCCATCTGCCCGCACTCGACAAGCTTCGCCATTTAAGTGAGCCAAACCTGTCACTGAAGTTCCTGGTGATCCCAGCGTCACTGTTTTATTTGCATCGGTATAGCTATCGACATCCAATTGTTCCAGGTAGCGAACAACGGATGAATCTATGGTTCTTTTAACTATCACATAAACTTCATCAACCACCACTGACACACTCTCAATTTCGCCAGTTGTTTCCCATTTCGTCCAACCGGAAACTTCCTGCGCTCTTAGAGTGTTAAATACAGCCATAGTGCCATCTCCATTGACGAAATAGAGATAGTTTGCATCATCGCTAGAGGTACCCTTGGAGACATCCATATCGACCGGAGAATTGAGTAAATGGGATGCAAGTAATGAAACAGTCCCGGAGGTGTAAGCATCCTCATTATAGGAAAATAAAAACTCTCTCACAGACTTCCCGGTCCGGTCTATAAATATGACAGATCCATCGATCATTTTTGGAGGTATCGAGGTAGATCCAAACAAAGTTTCACGTCTTACTGCAACCTTCGCTGGAGTGATCGGAGAGTCTTGAATTGAGAACTCACCGCCGGTTGTAAAGATATTTAAATGACGGCCTGCATAAACCGCGGTAATCGCGTTTACTTGATCAGTGTCCAGGGTAACGTCGATACCTTCATCGTCCAAGGAAGTGCCATCGTCAAAATTATAAAAATCGTTTGTCTTAGATCCCCATATTGTCTGTGGTCTTTGTAGAGATCCTCCAAACCAAAGTCTGCCCTGATAGAAAGTGGCACTCTTTGGATAACCTCTGGTAGCGGACCATACATCTTCAGCTCCAGAGCCAAAATCAAATTGCGGCACATTGCTTAGAGTGATCGTTGATAAGGTCCAGGATGTATGAGAACCTCCTCTGACAAATTTTCGCGGTGCATGATCTTCATGGACCAGGATCATAGTGTCGGCAGATTGAGTCCATTGCAGCTCAAATAGTTGTGCTGTTGTATAAGGAGTGGTTACATCTGCCTGGTGAGCACCATCTTTATAGACGGCAACACTTAAATTGGTAAAGACCAATAAATAAGTTTGTTCAACATTGAATGCAAATGCTGCTAATCTAGCTTCAGCATTTATTGTAGCTACATATTTAAAACCTGGCCTTCTTTTGACACCGCCTTGCGGCATCGTAATAACATTGGTTGCTTCTTCAGCTCCCTGGTAAAAATGTTTTAGATCTGTCCTGGATGCAAGTCTAGGATCCAATACACCAGAATTGAATGAAGTCTGTAGGGAAATAACTTTGGGCATTATTTCCTCACGTCAATAAATGGTGAATCAACAATTGGTCGCGGCGGTCTAGCCTGGGCATCGGTAAACCTGGCTCTTCTTAAATGCGTGTCATACATACGACGATACTCTTCAGATTTTGAAGGGTTGTCGGTGATCGCTACCGCAAAAACTGCCGCTAAATTAAATTCTAAAACCCGCTGAAAATAAGCGGGCATTTTGGCTTCATCTGGTTTGAATATATAATCCAGGTCCACTGCTTCCATGTTTGAATAAAGTTTATCTTCATAGATCTCATAATCGGTATTCGGATAAACATAAATTGCCACAATATAATCGGCTGGAAGTTGGAAAGCATAACTCCATTTGTTGGCAGGAGTTGCCACTAATCTTGCTAAAGTCGCTTTAGCTGATGCGAATCGCCATCGATGTTGTGATAATAAGTCTTTGTAGGTTGTTTCGTATAAGGCGGCAGCTATATTTGCTCCTGCTCCTCCCTCTGTAAATGATGCTATCGATCCATGACCAATAAGATTTAGTGCATTGGAGCAGATCGCAATTGATGTTGCCATAAAATTACCTCTAAAAAAATGGCAGCCAACCTAATTAAAAGCAGCTGCCATCTTATTAACGTCGTGTCACTTACACCTAGTCTGTATCTGTGGCTGTTACAACTAGAGCGTCATTCACGTCAACTGTAGTGCCGTCATTAGCAGATACTAGATAGATTCCAGCTGCTAACGTGCCCCCTGTTGAAGTGTTCGCTATAATTATATCGCCCACAGTAAGATCAGCAGCTGCATCATCAAAATAGCTTTCACTATTAACCACCGCAGTCGCGTCAGTTGTAGAGTAAGACCATAAAGTAGGTGCGCTGCTGTTGCTTGGACCAATACGATGTAAATTTGGATGTGAATATGCCATAATTTATTCTCCTATTATTGGTAAGAAACAGAAACGATACCGTCACCATCTCTGGAAACAGCACCAGCCTTCATCACACCATTACATAGCCAGGATGTTTTTTGTGCAACGTAGTTCACTTCGGTTGATATATCAAGACCGATAGCCAAACCGATCGCGCTCTTGTGCCACGCAAAACCTTCCCAAGTTGAAGAACCATAAGGTAAACCACCTTCAGTTCTTGACTCGATAACGTGCCAGTTGAAACCCATAAAGGTATTCAAATCTCCGGCCATTAGTGCTTTCACACTGTTATAGTCGGAACTGGTTATAGTAGCTAAGTTGAGCAGATCCTCAAGACCGTCAGCTGAAACCGCTATATGGCGATCTCCACTTGGTACACCTTTGTCGTTAAGGTGTTTTGAGGATGTGATAATCTTGGCTAGTGTCATGCCACCACTACCATGAGCAATTGTTCCGGCGGGTGAAGATTCAGCTCCTAGCGCATCAATGATAAGTTGATCTAATCTGCGACCAAGAGCTCCTGCGATAGTCGATGCTAACTCAGTTTTCTCGTCGAAGTTTACTTCAGCTTGATCAAAAATATCAGTGTACTCTGGCGCGTTCCAGTTGCCTAGTGTACAGCTGATAAGGCTGTGGCTAACATCCATCGGTGTAACATCCGCTTGGCTTGGTTTCTGGTTTGCCAGACCTTTGCCCATTTTGCGGAATTTATATATGTCACCAACCACATTGTTACGGATGGTAACCGTATCACGAAGCGAGCCTGCGCTTTGAAACGCGTGCTTAACTTCGCTATCGAATAGCTGCTGAGCAGCTGATGATAGATTTTTAGACATAGTATGTCTCCCTGTTAAAATTAAATTTTCATGCCGGGTGTCCGCACTTACGGGCCGATAGTCCTCGCTGGCATGGGCCTTTAATTAAGGGTGTCCACTATGCTGGATTCCATTATTATAAGATACATTTTGTCACTTGTGCAACAATTTGTAGCTTTTTTTTAATAAAGCTGCTTACGGCAGCCACTCGCACTTTGACTAACTCGTTGGGGTAAAGGAGAAAATATTGGAGAACCCCCATCAACCAGGCAAGTGAACCTGGGACACCTCTTGATAGGCTAAGTAGCCTTCACTATATTGTTTTAAAGTCTTTGCATCAATATTTAATGTTTCCTGCCTTCCACCATCGCGTGCTTGCATCCATCCAATCTGAAACGCGGGCGGTTTTTTTTTAATCTCCTCGCACATCGGCGGTTTTTTTTTACTCTCAATCACCATAGAAGTCTTTAAATTTCTGTTCGACTTCTTTGCGGTATGCTGGTGATTCCATGTATTTAGGATCACCAAGTAATTCATTAAGTGTATCCTTGGTCATTCCAGGATCTCTTACTTCATTTCCTTTCGGCATTCTTCCTTCACCACTCTTAGCTACTAAAGTTTCCAGTACCTCCACACCAC